CATCCAGACACGCATCGACAGACCGTCTTGGGTGCGTCGAGCGCACTTGTGAGCGTCATCCATCAGCGGCAGGTCAGCAGTCACGAACTGGAACGCTTCCTTGTGGTACATCAGCGGTTGCATGTACGTTGCTGATGCCACGCCAACGAACACCATTGCTTTGGCGGCAAAGTCGGTAATCGCCAATTCAGCACCCGTCGAGGAAACGACGTTCTTCTTCGCGCCTGTCAGGTAAGTCGCTGGGCTGATGGACGCAGTAACCGCACCAGTTGCGGTGATGGTGAACTGCTGAAGATGCGGATAGCGAGCCTTGGTTTCAGGGTGGCAGGCATAGACGCCGGAAATCGTGAATACCGAGCCGACAACCTGCTTGGTGATACCGAGGTCAGTGCCGCAATCCAACGTAGTACCGCCATCCGTAACGCCAGACGGGTTATTGGTATTGGCAGTCACATCGTCCGAGTACGTAAGCGACCAGATGCGTTCGTTCTCGTAGTAGTCGGCCATCGAGGTACGCGCAACCAGACCTTCCTTGTACTGCGAGGAAATGGCCCCGGACGGGTTGAAGTAAGCCGCAACACCGTTGACCAGCCCGGCCATGCTCACCGAGTCCATCTGGATTGCACGATCTCCCTTTGGAGCAAGACCCTGATTGATCTTGGCGCGAGCCAGACCAGGAGTTGCCAGCGAAGTGATGGCAGCAACAGCACCAGCGAGGTTGTACGTCGCTTTGGTCGATGCGGCGAGGAAGTTGGATTCAATGGTCGAAACCAGAACCTTCACAGCCGGATCAATATAACGCTTGCTGAAAGCAGCAACGTCAGCGGGACTATCGGTATCCAAGGTCAGTTCCGCGCTGTTGAAGCGCATGTCAACGCCGGATTGAGTCGCCATCGTGATCGTCTGGACGGCCTCGTTCTGATCTTGAACGTCCATCACACGCGAACCTTCACGGACGGTGTATTTGTTGGGGCTGCGGACACGCAGTACGGAACCGATCTTGGCTCCCGACTTGGCGTAGCTATCGTCGTACTGACGATCAACAGTGCCGATGAACTGCGCGGTTTCATGGGCGACGGAAAGTGCTTCCCGTGCAACCATATCTATAAATTTAAGAGTATTACTCACGTTTGACTCCTTGATGTTTGAATTAGGCCGCTTGGCCTGATTTGCGCCACTTCGCGTACTCAGCATCGGACATCTTGCCGGGGTCTTTTGTGACCACAGATTTTGAGCCGATAGGCTTGAGCGGAGGTGGAGCGTTGGTTGTTTTTACTTCAGGCTTTGCCGTAGCAAGCCGTTCCTCGATTCGACCGAGTGTGCGAATAGCCCCGATGGGACTCATCCCGGCAATCTGTTCAGCTTCGTCAGGGTTGTTGGCAAGGTAGTACGCCAACTTTGGCCCGATGTCGCTTTCCATGATGGCCTGTTGCATCGGAGGAGTCATGGTTACGTCGCTCGACGCCAGAACTTCCTCAAAATCCGGCATTTCTACCGTGGCTGCTGCTATTCGCTTGTTCCAACTATCAACGGTCTTTGTGCGCTCCGTTGCTTCGCGTTGTTCCGCTTGCGCCTTTTCACGGGCCGTCAGCGTTGATTCAATCTGTTTCTTGGCGATGTATTCCGCCTTTGCAGCGACATACTGATCGAAGTTATCAAACTTGTCAATAGTCGGCTCGCCGTCATCGTTCTGACGCTGTTGTTGGGGCTGTTGCCGCGATTCCATCGCCGCAACACGTTCCTCAAGCATCTTGGCGCGGGCTTCAGCCTCGTACTTCTGCCGAACGGCACGGTCAATCCGCTTCTGGACGCCTTTCGGGATGGGGTCTTCAACCTTTTCAGCAGGCGGCGTTTCTTCCGCTACGGATTCCTTTTGTGCGCCCATTGGCTCCGGTTGCGGATTGAGAATCGGGTTGGTCGCGTTGCTCGACGGTACGCCTTCATCAACTACGGCCTCAGATACGATGTCCATTTCGTTTAACTCCTAGTGGTGTCCGGGGATTCCCGTGGTTACATCTCAAACAACATTATTGCTATTTGTGCGTCTTCAATCTCCTGCTCCCTGCGCTCGTACTCCAACAGGATCAACTGAGCGTATTCCTGCTTCCACCGCTGTTCCTGGGACTTGAGGAACTTGCGTAATTCCTTCTCTGCCTTTGCTGTCTCTAGGTCTTTGTTTGGTATTTCACGCTTCTCTGCAACTACCGCAACAGCCTCGATTACTGCATCAGCAAGTTCTGGCGTTAAGTCAGCAACCTCATACAACTTGTCTTTCTTTTGTCTTCCGTGTATCCACGGGTGATACTTGGGTAGATTCCCGCCGCCACCCGTTACTACAACTTCCGGCGTACCCGCTACATAAGTCAGCGTTGCAGCATTCCCGCTTAGTGCATAAGCCCCTGCATCACAAATCAGCGAGTGCGCGACATTAAGGCTTGTCGAAACTCCTGCATAACTGTACGACCCGGCATCACAAGTCAATGTGTAATTAACCGTTGCTGCGCCGGGAACGTAATCCAGTGTTGCCGCATTCCCGCTTAGAGCATACGAGCCGGCAGCGCACTGGAGCGAGTGGGCAACCTTGAGACTTGCCGCATTCCCTGTGTAGGTATAAGCACCCGCATCGCAGACTAGGCTGTGTGCTACCTTCAAACTTGCTGCTACACCGCTATAACTGTAGCTACCTGCCGCGCACTGGAGGCTATGCGCGACCTTCAGTGAAGCATCAACTCCGGTGTAACTGTAACTTCCCGACGCGCAGGTTAGAACGTAATTTACGGGACTGCCAGCACCTCCTGCGGCAAGCAGTAACGACATTTGTTACACCATTTCTTTCCACTGAACTCCACAGTGAAGCGTACAAGCAGTCGCGTTCCATGCTGTTGTTACAGGGCCAGCAGCAATGTACAAGTTGCCCGTGCCGGTGATTGCCTGAGTGCCTGAAGCGGCAGTTCCTGCGACGTTTGCATTCTCTCTTGCCATCTGCGACAGATCAAATGTGTATGTACCAACCACGTTAGGAACATAACCAGTCCAGATCGCAGTCCCTGTAATGGCAGTGGTAGCTGTTGCAGCGTTATCAATAGACACGGAAGAACCCGCAGGATTGACTGCGAAGGTTGCACTTGTACCTGGAGTGCCTAGCATCAGCAGACTGACTCTGATCGGTGTAACGCCAGCGGTAGGAACACCAACAATAGCTACGCTGATCGTGATGGAAGTCGGGACAAACCTTGCGCGTTTCGTCAGGTCATTAGTGCCGATTGCCCTCATGCCAAGCAACGGATACAGCGTGTTAGCAGTAACTCCACCAAGTTTTCCAGTTCCACCAGAATCACCAGAGAAGTAGCGCCAAGGTCGAATATCGCTTGGGTTGCCCTCTTGCTGAACCACCACGTTAATGAAGGTTGTGCTGTGAGTTGCAGCAACACCGTAGTTATACGATTCAAACCTGACCGGAAAAGTCCCGGTACGACTCCATGCTTCTGTAAGGGCGTTGACGCTAACAAATTCGTGAACCCAAACAATTCCATCCACGCCTGTTTCAAATCCGAACCGAATCGTTCCTACACCGAGCCACTGATACTCGATAACCAAGTGCTGCGCTTTAGTCCAATTAAGGGTTACTATGTTTCTGGAAGAATCGGCAACATCGCCACCACCTTGCATACGGTTCAGGTTCCACGAGGACTGTGCAACACGTTCCTCTGAGCCAGTTCCTTGTGTCATGTATCGCCTGACAGCATAAACTGCACCCGCATCATTCTCAAGGAATACCCCATCACCGGCAGCACCAGTCATCGCAGCGGTAGTATCCGTGAACATTCCAAGACGGTCACGCTGGTTAGCAGTAAGCAATGCCCCCGCACCGAAGCAGAAGGTGAAGCGCATTACCGTACTCACTCCCGGCTGATACCGGACGTGATTGATAGACTGATACCATCTGCCTGAAACCGTGTTGACCGGCATACCGATATTAAAGCCGTACAGGTTCGTCGTTAGCGCATCGGTTGATGCTGTTCCGGTAGTTCCTGTTTCCCAAATGGTCGTGACAGTAGCGGGGAGAATCGCACCGAAGGTGTATTCAAACACGTTGGTCGGCTGACTTACCCGTACCCTCTCAAAGCTATCAATCGTGAAATCGTCGTGGCTGTATGACACTTGATTCGCGCCAAGTGTGGACAACTGCACCGGGACTGCATTGCTGGTGATAGTGGCAATGTTTGTTCCGTCTTTACCTATTAGAGATGCGCTCATAGTGTCCTCAGTTCCAAACCCAGCCAATGTTGAAGATACCGTGTGCAACACCTTGATTGCACTTCACGGTTATTGTGAATCCTGTCCCTGCGACTACGGTTCCTGCCATCACGGTAAAGTCATCGAACCAGTGGTTGTCAGGCTGGTTACTCGCAGTCAGTGCCGGAAACAACCATGCCTCAACGAGACTACCGGCGAGAATAGATGCCTGACCCGTAATCGCCTTGCTTACGCTGGTTTCCCTGCTACCGAAATCAACAGTGGTTGTGCCTTGCGTACTCATCAGGTCACCGTGAATACACCATTAACGGCGTCTAAGGTCGGCGTGAAGGTATCTGCATTCGTGCCGTTCATCACCACTGCCGATGTGTAATCCCAATAGCCAATGCACTGTGTCAGAGTCAGGTTGTAGAGAATCACATAACGGAAGGTGAATCCCCCACCCGAAGCCGTCCATGTCGGAGAAGCAGGAGCCGCGAGGATTAACTTGTAGACGCCAGCGGTAGAGACTGCCGAAGTGATTGTGCAATTAACTCCGCCTGCGGTGTAGCCTCCCGCTGTACCCAACTCGGTAGCACTTGCTGCCGTGGTGTCAGTGGCAACAGTCGGCGCAGTGTTCGACAGGATCAACTGCCAGGTGTCAGTACCGGCATTGCCGGCTTCCATCATCTTTTCGATGCCTAACTCGTATTTGACGTATGAAGCCATTTACATTCCTCCCATATCGCAAGGAGTCTCAACCGACTCCATGATGTAACTTCCATCCTGTTGTCTTACGGCTCTTCCTTGCTTGGTCACTTGCCCCTTGCCATCAACTGTTACCGGAACAGTGATGTTGATGGGTTGCTGCATGGCCGCGATGGTCTGTAGAATTTG